GAGTGCTCCTAAGTACTATACGTACAACGGTGTTGATAGCAACGGTGACACTCAGATTGACATCTACCCAATCCCAGACAAAGAGTACACCATTCGTTTTAACTGTGTCAAAAGAACGGCTGACTTGTCTGCTAACGACGACCGACTTGTGATACCAACAATGCCTGTGTTGCACTTAGCTATTGCTCTGTTAGCCCGTGAACGTGGGGAAACAGGCGGTACTTCTGCTCCTGAGTACTTTAAGATTGCTGAAAACTATATGTCTGACGCTATTGCCTTAGACGCTCAGAAGCATCCAGAAGAAACAATCTTCTATACCCCTTGAGGTAAACTATGGCACAACAACTTAACAGTATTAATCTTGTTGCACCGGCCTTTAAGGGAATCAACACAGAAGATTCTCCGTTGGCTCAAGACCCCTCGTACGCTGAAATTGCAGACAATGCAGTAATCGACAAGCGTGGACGTATTGCTGCACGTAAGGGTCATGACGTTATTACAACAAACAAAACTGCGCTAGGCACGGCTTCTCTTAGGGCCATTAAAGAATTTAAAGACGACGCTGGAAACACCAAGGTATTCTCTGTAGGTAACAATAAGATCCTTAGTGGTACTACAACCTTAGCTGATGAAACTCCCGGTAGTTATACAATTACTGCTGACAACTGGAAGATGGTTAATTTCAACGACAAGATCTATTTCTTTCAGCGTAGTTTCCAGCCTTTAGTCTATGACAACGCAGGAGGCTCTGTAGTCACGCTCAGTAGCGTTTCTGGAGCGGCAGGTGTTACTAGTGCTATGTACGGTAACGAAGTCCTAGCGGCCTATGGACGCCTCTGGACAGCAGACTTTGGTGCTAACAAGTCTACCATTTATTGGTCTGATCTTTTAATAGGTCACGACTGGTCTGGTGGTACTAGTGGTTCTATCGACATTTCTAAGGTATGGCCTGACGGTCATGACGAGATTGTAGCACTGGCAGCACACAACGGCTCTTTAATTATCTTTGGTAAGCACAGTATTGTTGTCTATCAAAATGCTGAAGCCCCTGCAGAAATGTCTTTAGCAGACACTGTAGCAGGAGTCGGCTGCGTTGACCGTGACACTGTACAGTATACAGGTACTGATGTGTTATTCTTGTCACACACAGGCCTAAAGAGCTTTGGTAGGACAATACAAGAAAAGTCAATGCCTATGGCTAACTTATCAAACAGTATCACTAAAGACATCATAGGTCTGTTACAGAACGAAACTTCCTTTTTTAGAACTGTTTATAGTCCTGAACAAGGTTTCTACTTGTTAACCTTTGTAGGTCAGGACGTCACCTATTGCTTTGACATAAGAGGTACTGTAGAAGACCAGTCGTACCGTGTGACACGTTGGCCCGGCACAGGGTTTACGTCCTATGGTAGGCTTGAGAACGGTAAGCTGTACATAGGTACTACGGAAGGCGTTAGCGAGTACACTGGTTACAGCGACAATGGTACAAAGTACAGGTTTAAGTACTACAGTCCGGGGTTGACTTTTGGTGACCCGTCGATGTTAAAAAGAGTTAAGAAGATTAGGCCAACACTGGTAGGCGCTAATAGTGCTACAGTATTTCTTAAGTGGGCCTATGACTTCGACACATTCTACAGGACTGCAGAGTTTACTGTAGGTAACCAACAACCTGCTTTCTACAGCGAGAGCGAGTTTAACGTGGGAGAGTTTACCGGTGGTGAACTAACGTCACGTAGAGCAGTTAACGCTACTGGTGGTGGCGGAGTTATTAACATAGGTCTGGAGGCAGACATTAATGGTTTTGCATTGTCTCTTCAAGAAATTAACGTATTAGTTTTAAAGGGTAAAGTACTATGAGCAACTACAGTAAAACTACTGACTTTGCCGCTAAGGACAGTCTACCTTCTGGAGACAGCGGTAAAATCATAAAAGGCGCTGAGTTTGAGACGGAGTTTGACGCTATCTCTACAGCTATTGCTACGAAGGCAGACACAGCATCACCAACATTCACAGGGACAGTAACAATTCCTGCATTGACATTTAACGGTACACTGTCTACGGGAACAATTGATGGAGGTACATACTAATGCCAGAATGGTTAAGTAATTTATTAGGAGGCGCTGCTGATAATGCAGGGGCTTTGGGGTTAGGTGCCGCAGGTCTTGCGTTTGCTGAAAGAGGTTATAGCGGTCTTGGTGACATTGGTGAACGTGCTTACGAAGAGCTTTCAGGCCCCGAAGGACTAGCTGAAGACATCTCAGGAATGCTTGAGTTTCAGCCTTACACAGTAACGACAGCTACTGGTGGTCAGTTTGGAATGGCTCAAGATCCAACTACAGGTCAAATGCAGTATGACCTTACGATGTCTCCAGAAGAGCAAGCGTTTCAACGTCGTCGGTTTGAACAAGCGGGTATGCTCTTTGACCAGTCAGCAATGCCTATAGCAGACCGTGAGCAGGAAGTATACCAACGTATGCGTACTGCTATGTCGCCTGAAGAAGAACGACAACGTCTAGCACTTGAGCAGCGTTTGGCTGCACAGGGACGCCTTGGCACTCAAACAGCACAGTTTGGTGGTACTCCTGACGCACTGGTGTTAGCTAAAGCTCAGGAAGAGGCTCGTAATACAGCAATGCTTAACGCTATGCAATTTGCAGGACAAGAGCAGTCTAGGTACGGACAGTTAGGAACAGGCATGTTAGGTGCTAGTTACGTGCCACAAGCACAACTTTTGAGTGCCATAACTCCCGGAATGACAGCAGCAGAACAACGTCGTGCAGCCATGTCTGAACAGGCTAAGTCGTACGGAGAAACGTACGCTTCAGGTCTAAACGCACTTTTGTCGGCTGGTTTGGGACAGGCTAACATTGCAGGTGGCTTTGGAACTGCTCTAGCTCGTGAAGCCGCTGGCGGCCTCTTTAGTTAAAAAGGAATATTATCATGGCTAGACTATCAGAACAATTAATTGCAGGGCTTACTCGACCAGCGATGACACAGGGAATGTTTGACCTTGGTGCTGCCATTGGCCGTGTTCCGGGTCAAATAAAGCAGAAAGAAAAACAGGAACAGTTTAACGAAATCATGAAAATGGGTCAGGCTGCTATGGCTCAAAGAGACCCTACCAACCTATCTCGTGTTGCACAACAGTTGGCTGCTTTAGGTTACACTAAAGAGTCACAGCAGTTTGCCCAAGCAGCACAGCAGGCAAATGTACGGATGCAGCAAAAAGAAAGAGTTAGTGGTTTGTTGTCTCAGGCAGGAAGTGAAGAGGGCCTTACTAGGGAGGCAGTCCAATCTTTTGTAGATGCTGGAGGAGATTTAGCAAACGTTTCTGTTGCAAGAGAATTAGAAAAACAATATGATGAGCCTTTACGAGAAAAGGGTCGTGGTCGTCTTCGTGCTATGGCACAAATGGATCTTTTTGATCCGCAAGACCCCGGTAAACTCCAAGGCTTTTTAAATGTTGCTGACAGACATAAAGTCTCTCAAAACGAAGCCATGAAAATTTTGGCTGAAGAACGTGGCACTTCTATAGACAGGTTTAAAGCTTCTCGTACTGGTGCTGGAGGAGGAAAGACAACCTTCTTTGGAGGAGGAAAGTACAAAGACAATAGGGGCCTAGAGTACAGAATAACGGAAATAAGAAATCCTGATGGTACTTTAAGTGATAACTACGAACCAGTCGGTCACGAAATAGAATACGCCTTTAGCTATAAAGACCCCGAAACAGGAGAGGTGGTTAAAAATAGGCTCACTGAAAAAGGAGGAGCCTACGGAGAAACAGCAGGAGAAAGGTTAGGTAGGTCGGAAACAGAAAGAAGAACACAGCAAAAATTAGACATTACTAAAGCCGCTACAATTAAAGAAGGTGATAATTTTTCTGACATGCGAGCTGCTGGTGCACAACGACTTCCTATGGTAGAAGATACTTTAAGGGACGTTAATGACCTGTTAGAGGTTGTTGAAGTAATAGACCAAGGTGGTAGTTTGGTTCCTCTTATGAACAACATCGACAGAATATTAGGATACGAAGAAAAAGACCCCGGTAAACTTAGGATAGTCGCTAAGGAAATTCTAGTGGGTCGAATCAAGTCATTTGGCGCTAACCCAACAGAAGGTGAAAGGCAGTACCTAGAGCAGTTAATTCCTCTCTTGGAAAACTCTAAAGAAGTTAATAAAGTAATTTTAGAGCGACTACAAGAAAGACTAGGTAGAGAAAAAGCGGCTATTGGCTATATGTTTTCTGATGGAGCAGATTTAGATGGCTATGTAAACTACGTAAACGCTCTTTATTCAGCAGACACAGGGCCTGATGCTGTACCAACGGGTAACAAAAGAGTAAGCTTTAAGGACATATACTAATAGGAAACTAACATGGCAGAACAAGAATTGATCGACATAGAGTTTGCTAACGGTAATGTTCTTGAGAACGTTCCTGCGGGAACTTCCAGAGAAGTTATCCTTGATAAAGCAATGAGCGCTGGTCTTATTACTAGCATGGACCAAACTCCCGGAGGTAAAACCGCTGCTGAAAAAATACAAGACTTTAGTTTAGAAAACCTAGACATTCCTGCAGGACTTGCGGGGGCTTATGGGGGCGCTAAATTAGGGGCGCTGGCAGGCCCTTGGAGTGCTCTTTTTGGGTCTATCGCAGGAGGAGCAGCAGGTACTTTTGGTGCTGAAGCGGCTGAGGATGTACTTCAGGGTAAGGAAGTAGACTACGGTAACGCAACAAAAGAAGCCTTAATAAGCGCTGGTATAGATACTGGTCTGTTTATTGGGGGCAAAGGAGCCGTGGCTTTAGCTCAACTGATAAAGAGGAATTCACCTTTAGGAATTTCCCCAGACGAAACAGCAAGGGAGTTTGTGAATTCAGCCCGTGTAGGTCAGGATGTTGCAGGTTCCGAAGAGTCTATACGGGCTTCACAAAGCCTTCTTTCGGAGAAGGGAGCTACACTGACTCCTTATCAAGCTACTGGAGGTAGAGAACTTACGCAAAGAATTGCCGACACGGGCATCCTTTCCCAAGGTGTTGGTCGAAGAAACTACGACAGAGTTAATGAAGTTGTTCAAGAGTCTTTTGACGAGCTACTGGCTGGCGTAGGTAGGGAAGGTATCCAACCTTCGATTCTTGGGCAAGAAATGTTTAGCATAGTTGACCAAGGTCGTAATGCAGCCTTCAGTATCTACGAAAAAGGAATGGACGACGTAATTTCTAGGGTAGGAAAAGCAAGAGTCAACACGGGTCAATTTAAGCGTCAAGTCGAGCGTTTTATTGAGGCGGGACAAAGAGCAGGAAAAAAGCGAGGCTTTAATCTTCTCGAGGACGATACTAGAAGTTTTGCTGCGGGTGTTGTCCAAGACCTAAGCAGAATGAAGAACATGTCGGCGTCTAGTCTTATTGATTACGAAAAGAAGCTGATGCGTGAAATGAGAAAGTTTAGTGATCTCAACTCAAACTCTTATAATAGCCAAGCTGCTAGAGAGTTAGCAGAAATGTCAGAAATGATACGTATGGCAGTCCAGCGTGAAATAAAGCGTTTAGACCCTGCAGCAGCAGCAGAGTACGCAGCAGTGAAAAAATCTTATGGAGAAACCATTGAAGGAATTCTTCCAACAAATATTAAAGGATTAGTAGAAAACGCTAAGGGAGGGCAGTACGCTGCTTTAGGACAACTTGCGGCATCTTCAGGAAGTTTAGATAACTTAAACTCAATGATTAGGTCTCTTAAAGCCTCCCACGCTACTATTAGAAAAGCTGGGGGAACGCCTCCAATTCCTTTAGACGAGGCAATGGCAAAACTTCAGGAAGGCTATTTAAAACAGCTTATGCCTTCTTTAGGTTCTGGAGGCTTTGACATACAAACCTACAAAAAACTAGCTGCTCGTTTTGAAAAGGGAAAGGACGCTGAAAAACTTAAGCTGCTTTTTGGAAACAAAGAACCTAAAGTACGTCAGCTATTTAACCTGATGTCCGAAGCGTCACAGTTTCCTAGTAGCAACATTGGAGAACTTATGTTGCGAACTAAGGAGTACAGCGCCGGTGGGGCAGTCTTAAGTCTTGGGGGTAGTCTTTTAACAACCGCTGGAGGAACCGTTGGTGGGTCAGTAGCTTCTGGTGTTGCCGGAGGCGCTGCTATTCTTACTTTGCCTATCTTCTTAGCCAAAGCTGCCTACAATCCTGCAAACGTAAACAGGCTAATTGCGTTCCAAAACAAGAAGTTTAAAAACAACGACGCAATGTTAGTAGCTGCAGGAAACGTAGTAGCTGACATTATGCTGTCTCTTCCTGAAGAAGACCAAGCAGAAATACGTAACCAAGTACGCAGACAAAATGAAGTGAATAGGGACACACAGGCTGAACGTGTGTCTGCACCAATGCGAAACATGGTAATGTAAAAAAGGGGCCGAAGCCCCTGTAGTTTACAACTCGCAGTTATTGCCTGTACAAGCTAACTGCTGTGACCCTTCTGTCATGTCGGAGTTCTCAGAGATGTTCCAGTCAATCGTCTCTGGGAATTCCTCCTTAAGCTTCTTATAGGTCTCTAAGTCTATGGGTTCATAAGGAGCCTGTTGGTACGTATGTTCGGAATAAGGGAGGAACGACACCCCACTAATCTTGTCGAACTTATTGTACAACCACTGGCCTACCTCAAGAAATTCATCATCACGGTAGTAGCATGTCATGGACGGTTTATGCTCACACCAAAAGTCCTGATAAATCTCCCATAGCTCAAGTTGTTCCATTGCACCCATTTCAGAGGCCACCACAGCCCCGTCAGGGGATTTTATAGGGAAGCTGAATACCTTAGTAGTGGGTGACATGACGTCGTCCTCTACAGGGATTCCTGCAGCTTCTAAGACTGAACAGAGTGGGTCTCTGGCGTCTGCTCTAACTCGTCTAATATACTGATCTGAGTATCTAGGGTGGATGCCAGACGCAGAATCCACCAACTGGCTAACAGTGCCGGAAGGCTTAACAGCAGTAATGGCAGTGCTAGTGTTAATGCCAAGACGGTTAGCCCATTCTGCGTTAGTTTTAATAGCCTCTTCTTTAAGCTCAGTAAGCCACGTTTTGAGTACACCTTTATCTCTCCTTCCTGATAGTGTTGGGTGGTCCATAATACCTGTTAGGCTAACACCCAGTAGTGCTTCCTCTTCAGTATTCTTCTGCCATACCTTACGTAGGTAACGAAAGTCAGTCAAGGTAGCCTGTAGAGTTCCAAGGATAGACGCAGTACGTACTTTTCGTTTGA